TACAGTTTAATGGTGTTAAAGACTTTTATATTGCTAATGATGATTCAGCAGATAAGTTAGTTATTGGTGAAGGTTCAACAGTAGGAACTAACAGTATTCTTACAATTACTGATGATACGGTCACTTTAGGTGATGGAGCAGCAGTAGATACTGCTATGATTTTTGATGGTAACGCACAAGACTTTCATATCGCACTAGACGATTCAGCAGATGATCTAGTAATTGGTTCAGGTAGCACAGTGGGGTCTAATATAGCAATAAGTATCGATGAGAACCAAAACACCACATTTACAGATGGATCAATAGATGTAGACATTGCATCACATGATGGAAGTAATGGTTTAAAACTAGGTGGAACATTAGTAACAGCTAGTGCAGCAGAACTTAATTATGTTGATGGCGTTACATCGGCAATTCAAACCCAGCTTGATACAAAAGCAACAACAGGTAAAGCTATTGCTATGGCTTTAGTCTTTGGTTAAACTTAGGAGAATATTATGGCAAATCCAAATCTAGTAGCAGTAACCTCGATATACGGAAAAAGTATACAGGGAGCTTTAACTACTACAGTAACAACTGATTTATTAACTTGTGCAGCTGATAAGTTAATTAAAGTAAACAGTATTATTATAGCTAACATCGATGGTACAAACTCTGCTACTGTAACAATGGGAATCATTAAAAGTGGTGGTTCAGTAGTTTTGTTTGCATCAACCATTGCTGTTCCAGCAGATGCAACCTTAGTTTTGATTGATAAAAACTCAAGTTTCTATTTACAAGAAGCTGATGTCTTAGAAGGTGGTGCAAGTGCTAACTCAGACTTAACTTACACCATTAGTTACGAAGAACTAGATGACGCTTAAGGAGGTATTTAATTATGGCTCACTTTGCAGAACTTAATTCAAGCAACGAAGTATTACGAGTAATAGTAGTATCTAATGATGATGTAGATGCCAATGGTGGCGATCAACACGCAGATGCAGAAACATTCGTAACATCTATCGTTCCACACTCAACAGGCGGTACAGCTTGGAAACAAACCTCATACAACAATAATTTTAGAAAACAATACGCAGGTATAGGCGATACTTTTGATGCTAGTAAAAACAAATTTATTAAGCCAAAACCTTTTACATCTTGGTCTTTAGATAGCAATGATGACTGGCAAGCACCAGTTACTTATCCAAGTGTTACAGAAATAAGTTCTAATCTTGTTTTAATATTTTGGGATGAAGATAATCAAAAATGGCTAGGTAAAGTGGACTCAACAAATTACGAATGGGATGCTTCTAATAAGCAATGGAATGAGGTCTAACTATGGCTGACCTTAATGGTGGTATAATTGGGAAAGAAAACGAGATAACTACGAAACCCGAAGTTATTACAACATTTAATTCTAGTGGAACTTTAACAACTGCTTCTTATACATCCGAAGTTCAATACTTAGTCATTGCAGGTGGTGGTGGTGGCTCAAATGATGCTGGTGGCGGTGGAGGAGCTGGTGGATATAGAACTGCTACTGGTTTTCCTGTCTCAGCATCAACAGGCTATCCAATTACTGTAGGAGCAGGTGGTAGTAATGGCGGTACTGCCAACGCTGGTAGTAATTCAGTTTTTTCTTCTATAACCTCCGCAGGTGGTGGAGCAGGAACAGGCTTCACAGCAGCAGCAGGTGGAAATGGCGGTTCAGGTGGTGGTGTTGGTGGTAGAAATTCTGCTGCAAATGGTGCAGGTGGTGGTTCTGGAAATACACCTCCTGTAAGTCCATCACAAGGTAATGATGGTGGAGGTCGTGGTGGTGGCGGAGCTAACGCACTATCTGGCGGAGGTGGTGGCGGAGGTGCTGGTTCAGTTGGTGGCAATAGTAGGAATGTTACATCTCCAACCGATTACAAAGATGGTGGTCATGGTGGTAATGGTTTAGCTTCTTCAATCACAGGCTCACCTGTCACAAGAGGTGGCGGAGGTGGCGGTGGAGTAGATGCTACAAGTTCTGGTGCTGGTGGAGATGCTGGTCTTGGTGGCGGTGGTGCTGGTTGTGCTGGTGGTAGTAGTGTAGCAGCATCAGGAACAGCTAACACAGGAGGAGGCGGAGGTGGCGGTGGAAATCCTGCTACTGATGGTAGTGGAGGAGCTGGTGGCTCTGGTGTCGTTATAACCAAAGAAGCTGCAGGACCTACCGTAGCTTCAGGAGTATGGAATATGGAAGCTATATACAATAATGTAAAAGCAGGAACATGGGCTTAATATGCCAAAATTAATCGGAGCAGTACAAGCAGTAACTTCAGCAACTCAAGCAGCAGCAATTACAACTTTTAACTCTAGTGGAACTTTAACCACAGCAGCTAGAACAACCAGTATTGAATATTTAGTGGTTGCAGGTGGAGCAGGTGGTGGCTCTCGATTTGGCGGTGGTGGCGGTGCAGGTGGTTACAAAACTAATTTCCCTGGTGGTACTTCTAGTCCAGTAAGCGGTAGTACAGGTTATCCTGTAACAGTTGGCGGTGGTGGTGCAGGCGGTGTTGCTAGTGGCGGTAGTTATACTGGTGGAGCAGGCAATGGAACAAGCGGAAGTAACTCAGTTTTAGGTGTACCAAGTTCAATAACCTCTACAGGTGGTGGTGGTGGCGGTGCAGGTGATAGTGAAGATGGTGTTAGCGGAGGTTCAGGTGGTGGCGGTGCAGGTCGTTTTTCATCATCTGGTGGTTCAGCATCCCCAGCAGGACAAGGTAACGCAGGAGGAGCAGGTAGTGGTACTCCTTTAGACGGGGATAATTATAGAGGTGGCGGTGGTGGCGGTGCAGGAGGAGCAGGTAGTGCTTCTACAGGCACAGACAACACTGCAAATGGAGCAGGTGGTACAGGCTCACCAAATTCAATAACTGGTTCTGCTGTTTTTTACGCAGGTGGTGGCGGAGGTGCAGGAGTTGGTGGAGCTAGTGCATCACAAAGCACCAATTCAGCAGGTGGTAATGGCGGTGGCGGAGATGGAATGTGTACCGCTACAAGTGCAGGTGCTAATGGAACAGCTAACACAGGCGGTGGTGGTGGAGGCGGTGGCTATTTCGCACCTGCTAACCAAGTTGGAAAAACTGGCGGTTCAGGTGTCGTTATTGTTAAAGAAGCAGCAGTTTCTTATACAGAGGCATCAAGTTGTTGGGATATTAGAACTGTGTTTAGACAAATCGTAGAAGATGAGTGGGTGTAAATAAGGTATAATTTACCTATGAATTTAAAATGGTACTACTGGTACTTTCAATCTGCAATACCCGAAAGAATATGTGATGATATTGTTCGTTATGGTAAAGAGCAAGATAAACAAATGGCTATTACAGGAAACAATAGCAAAGACCCTAAAAACCTGACCAAACTAGAGCTTAAAAATATTCAAAAGAAACGCAAGTCTGATGTGGTGTGGATGTCTGATAGATGGATTTATAAAGAAATACAACCTTACATACATCAAGCAAACGCTAGTGCTGGTTGGAATTTTGAATGGGATTGGTCAGAATCTTGTCAATTTACTGAGTATAAAAAAGGTCAATTTTATGACTGGCATTGTGATTCATGTGAAGAACTTTATGACAATCCTGAAAATGCAAATACACATGGCAAGTTAAGAAAACTTAGCATGACTGTATCACTTACTGACCCTGAAGAATACGAAGGTGGTGATTTAGAGTTTGATTTTAGAAACACAGATGAGGGTTCTCAACCTAGAATATGTGAAGAAATTAGAAAAAAGGGTAGCGTAATTGTTTTTCCTTCTTTTGTTTGGCATAGAGTTAAGCCTGTAACAAAAGGAATACGACACTCCTTAGTGTGTTGGAATTTAGGATACCCATTTAGATGAGTTTTAAAGAAAATAAATATTCAGTTATTAAAAACGCTATATCAAAAGAACTAGCAGATTTTTGCTATCAATACTTTTTAAATAAAAGAAAAGTAGCAAGATATTTGTTTGATGAAAAATATATATCAGGTTTCACAGAATATTTTGGAGTATGGAATGATCAACAAATACCTGAAACTTACTCTCATTATGGTGATATAGTCATGGATACTTTGTTGGAAAAAGTAAAGCCAGTTATGGAAAAAGAATCAGGGGTTAAATTAACTGAAACTTATTCTTATGCAAGAATTTATAAAAAAGGTGATGAGTTAAAAAGACATAAAGATAGATACTCTTGCGAAATATCTACTACTTTAAATTTAGGCGGTGATGACTGGTCTATATTTTTAGAGCCATCAGGTGAAAAAAATAAAAAAGGTGTAGAGGTTAAACTAGAAGCAGGAGATATGCTTATGTATCGTGGTTGTGAGTTAGAGCATTGGCGTAAACCATTTAAGGGCAAAGATTGTGGGCAAGTGTTTTTACACTACAACGATGCTAGTGGTAAAGATGCTGAAAAGAATAAATATGATGGTAGACATATGATTGGATTACCAAGTTATTTTAAAGGAGTTAGTAATGTGGAAAAAAGTTAAAGATTGGTTTATGAGTGGCTATGAAAGAGTTAGAGCTAGAAATAGTAAAGGTCAATATGTTAAAGATGATCCTAAAACTAAAAAAAACGAAGCCTATACTTTAAGAAAAA